TTGAAATTAGCACCATCCCAAAAGTCAAATGGATTAATCTCTTTCTCATCTTGAAACTCAGGGTTCATTGCCTCTGTAAGTTTATCAAAGATTTTCTTACCATACTTATAGAGAAAAACTTTACCCTCATTCTCAGGGTTACCTGGATCTGAAACAACCAAGATGTTAGAAATGTGAGAGAGCTTACGCTTCTGTTTTCTAGCAATCTCTTTATTTGCTTCAACACCAGAATTCCAGAGAGTTGAGTTATACTCACTTACTGGGTCTTTCTCGTTGATAGTTGTAAGAGAATTTTCAATATACCACCCACCTGGTCCTTGAAAACCATGAGAGAATACTCTTACCCAAGGTAATGAATCATCACCATCAAGTGGCGGTGCAGGTAAGAAACGAATAACTGCCATGCCATTACCAGACTTATCTACTGTTGGCTGCCAGAATCTTGTATCATCTCTTGACCCAGCTTCTGCTGGTTGTTTTGAGGACTCTATCGCTTTGTTTAGTTTAGACAAAGAGTTGCGATCTCTCTTGAGGTTTGCGAAACTACTCATAATGTTCCTTTCGTATAAACGGAGTATTAACGGAATATAAACGTCTTGTCCACTTACATATCATAATATAATTTATTTTAGTTGTCAACTAAAATTCTGCTTCTTGCCTTGAAGAGAATGTTACAGGTGTTGTAAAACTTACCTCTTCAAATGCAAATGTTCTTTTACCTTTCATAGCCGTGTGAAACTCACCTGCACGGTTTGGATGAAAAGTTCCTACACTTTCTTTCTTACCTTTACCTGGATAACCACCTTCTTTGGTACCATGTAAATGTGCTTCATTAGAATCATGTGATTTGTGTAATACAGAATCTTGTCTGTATTTCTCACCATGTTTCTTGAGAAAACCTTTTAATGCACCACCATCTTTACCTTTCTTACCAACAACTAGATAAGAATGTTCATCAACTGGTCTTGCCTGTGGTGTACCATGATTTTCTATGTAACGACCCTTTACTCGTATAAAACCATGACCGGCCTTACGAATATCTTTCTCTAGTGATTTGTTCCTCTTCTTGTTTTCAGAAGCGTCAAACTCACCACGATGGGCAGTAATCATGCCGACATTTCTACCTTGAGTATGTGAATGTACCCTGCTTAAGCTAGATTCGTTATATAGTGTCTTTAAGTTTTTCATCTTGTTTATTTATAACCTCTTTTAATGTCATTCTATAAGGTAACACATTATACTTTAAAAATGGGGCATACTTGCTTATCTTTTTGAAATAGTCTGGCCAACGTATTGTATCGGATATCTTACGGTTCCACATACCAAAAAACTTGAGTATATTATTTAATATACAAAGAGTTTCAATCTCTACCTCCTTTTGTAATGCCTTTTTTAGTAGTATTGGGTATTCACCAGATGTTTTAATTACATCATTAGGATTTTGTATGCCCTCAAATAAATTTAAACAATCATTTTTAAAAGTATAAGAGAGAGATTGAATAACCCTCTGCCTATTTAGATGCACCCTATGGCACTTCTCTTCTAATAATTCACCAGCCCAAATATTATCATTTTCTAAAAAATTAGATACTAAGAAAAATATTAGTTCATCTCTCTTAGTATACTTTCTTGAAATCTTGTAAAAATGCCATTTGTCTTTTCTATTCTCAAAGGCATTTACTGATATCCTAGATTTACCACCATACTTAAAAAAATCAAAACTATCTTTTGTAAAATGCAACTTGAGTGAATTGTATAATGCAAAAGTTTCATATCCAGTCATATTGGTAATTTTGAATTTTTAGTTTTAAGAAGATTAAGGTCACTTGCTTGCAATTCAATTTTTGATTTTAGATTTGCGTTGATTAACGAAGCTGCAACCTCAATTTCTAGTTCAGTTTTTTTACAATACTCAACGATAGCTTCAAGATAAGTGTAGTCGGTGTTTGCAACTAAACCTTCAATTGCAATAGCAAATTTTTTCATCTCATCTTTTGTAGCCATGATTAAGCCCCATTATAATAAAAATTATTGTCCTCATCAGAGTCAACTCTAAGAGTTTGTTGAGCGGGTCTATCTGAAACATCAATATCTTCTGATAGTTTACTCTCAGATGGTCTATCATATGGAAAAGGCCATGTAGGACCATTCTCTTTTGTTTTTTCATTCCATGCGACTTGGTCAGCAACAACTCTTTCAAAAGGGGTTGGTTCGGCTGAACTACTATAATACAATGGTGTATCATCAGTAAATTCAAAAGTTTGTTGAGGATCTTCAAAACCCTCATATAAACTTCCTGTGGAAGAACCGTTCACAATATTTTTGATGTCCTCAAAAGTTTTATCCATCTCTGATGGATCTGAAATTTCTCTATCAATAGTTATGTGTTCGTTTGTATCGTGCTCTGTGTATTCAACTCTGATGGTTGGCATATATTTCTCCTAATTAAAAATGATTATGAATGAGCCAGCAAGTAAGAATATACCTGCACATAATTTCAATGCCCAAGCTGTTACTTTTGAAAAAAGCCATAGACCTACAATTACAGCCATAAAGACCATAATTTCAGCTTTGTTTTCCCAATTTAATATAGGTTGAACTGATGAAACCGCTTCAGTTGCTTGAGTCACAACCTGTTCAACCTGTTCTTTTACTTCTTCTGTAATGATTGGCATAATTTACCTCACTTGTTATCATAATATTATTATACATCTCGGTTCACGAAAAGTCAATGACTCTCCCAATATTTGTCTATGTATTGCCATAAAGGCTGTATAAACTCTTCTTTTTCTTTTACAAATACTTGTGGTTCATCATCATAAACAGCAATTAAAACCACAATTTCATTTATCTGTACATTAGTTAACTCTTCAAGCATCAAGGCGTATGCGGTACATTGCATAAAGTAGTTTTGTATCCACTCTTCTTTTTTTGGTTTACTGGATGTTTTAAAATCTATAATAGAGGTTGCACCATCCCATTTTGCAATACAATCTACTCTACCTGCCAGTTTCATAGTATTAGAATATAATGCTTGTTCTAAGGCATACACTACACTAATTTTTTCATCCATTATTGGTTTGATACTATTGAACATTTGCTTTACATCAGGCATCAAAGATTTTATTTTTAAATCTGATAAATCATTAAGTAGATAATGTTCACATAATGAATGTACTTTTGTACCACGATTGGCTGCAAGTCTTGATATTTTATTTGCTTCTTCAGCACCAACTCTTTCACGCCATTCCATTATGGCCTTTTTATTATATTGAGATAGAATTGTTGTAACAGATGGATAAGCGTCACCACTTGGTGTTAAGTAACGCCTGCCATCTTCTGTTGTTTTTGTTTTTAAATCAAAATCTAATTCACTAATTTGATGCTTATAAAATCCCATCTATATCAAGCCGCCTCTTCTTCCCATGGATTCTTGAGTCCACATCCATCTTTATATTGTTTTTTCCAGCCCTCAGATAACCACTCTTGTCTAGTTTTTCCTTCAGCTTTCCAAGGATACCATTCTCTTTCATATGCCGCTCGGTTCTTTGCAATATTTTCTGGACTCCAAAAATCTTCTTTGACTTCTACCATCTTTACATCTTTTTTAGGTTTATTGTAAATTTTTTCGTGTCGCATCTCGATTTGCATTGAACGTCTATACATGAACTCTCCTTTAATTGGTGATTGCATAATATAGAAATTCAAGAGTTTCTCCATTTCTGGAGTATATTTGATGTTTTCGATTGTTTTATATCTTTTCGACCATATCTTTGGCCGACTGTAGACTCAGGGTGTGCTTCTGCAACCTTTGATAATACCTCTTTCCAAGAGTCATCAGTTTTTCCGTGATAACTACCTTCCATAGAAGTAATTGCGAATGGAGTTGGTATTTGTTGTATGTGAGGATTCTTAGCAAGTAAGTCCTCTCTTTTGGAGTTTGTCAAAAAATCTTCAAAAAACTCACCGGTATCATTGTTAAGAAATTGAAATGTTGGCATTGTAGTTATTTAGTCCCTCAGTATACCAAGTTGGAATTTGTCTATCAGTCCATTTGGCGAAATAATTTTTCTTCTCTATATAATACTTATGATACGACCCTAGAGAATCACCGGCAATTTTACATTCTTCAGGCATCGCTGGTGTTGGTGGCGTAAAACTACCTTTTGGTATGTTCATTGGTGTTTCTTTTAGATTATTGACCAATCTATAACAGGCATGAGTTTTACCATATCTGTATGTATATTCTTTGTTTAAATGATACCACATTTCCCACAACCAATTATAATTGGCATCGGCTTTTCTTAACCATATATTAGATGGGTGGTTTTCGTGTACTGATAACATGAGTATTGAATCTCTATCATCAGGTAATCTAAATCTTCTTAACTTACGACCATTCTTAGCTTTGTCAAAAAACAGCTCACCATCTAATACACGGTGAGCTGTTGACATGAGTTGAGCATATTCTATAATCATTTTTACCACGTGCTTATCACAATGTTGTAAAGCACATTCGATAGGGTCACGATTCAAATAAAATATGTTCATGGTTTACCCTACTAAGTGAATTGAAATGATAGAGCCCATTCCGACCCAAGACACAAGTGCTGTGCAAAAGGCAGAATAAGCAGCGATAGAACAACCTGTTAACCAGGCTATAACTTTCACTCGGTTCATACATTATCTCCTTGAATGGCGTTTATGGAATCCTCAAGTTCTTGGAACTTTTCGGTACTTTCAAGCTTGTTCTTGAGCTTTGCATTTCTATTGATTTGGTCAAGAATAAGCTTATTCGACAAATTGGCCGAATACTTTAATTTCACAAAGGCACGATATCCTGCTTTTTCGTGAACAACTTTGAAATCAGTTCTTTGAACACCAACAAGGTTGACTCTTGATACAAGTAACTTTGTCGTTCTGTTAATGTCATTAGCTGTTGAAACATTTACATCACCAAGTTCAGAAGTAAAGTCTTTAAACATTGCTTCAACATGGGATGAAAAGTTTGATGCCAACTCTCGTTTAGCTGACAACATAGCCTTGTCAACAGCAAACTGAAAATCATTTGAAAATTCAGTTGCTACTGAATACAAGTTATCGTTATCACTCTCAAGTTTGTCATACCAATCTGGATAGTTTACTTGATCGCCTTGGTCACCACCACCAAACTCAGGTGCCTTAAACTCAAAGCCTGTGTCATACTTCATTGAACTACAACCAGAAGCAACCGCTAAAACTAGGGGGAGAATCAATAATTTCTTATTCATTTATCATCCTTTCCAATACTTTTAACATACTTGCCAGCTCTTTTTAAATCATCGCCAGCACCATCTACTGCACCGCCTATTGTGCCACATCCTGTCATTAGGAATAACACCGTAAATATAGCAGTAACACCAACTAATGTGTAATATACATTTTTCATAATCACCTCACGATTTGTGCTAATTGATAAACAGCTCGCCTTTTTAAGACGGGCACACTTTCTAAAAACCTACTTAATTCATCATGATTATACACTTCTTTTACCGAAATGTCAACCCCTAAGAAAAGAAATAATAACCTTTCATTGGAAATATCACGATTATCTGGTAATTTTGCCACCATTTTACTACCATCATCAGGTATTTTAAACTCATAACCTGGATGTTCAATTTCGGTTTCGTATATTTTTCTATATACATGACCTTCTTGATTGAAAACATATACTCTACCATATTGATTTGAAATACCAATGAAATTTATTTCTTGTTCTGCCTTAAAGAAATTATCACCGTAAATATAAAAAGATATATCATTTTCTACGGCTTCAACATCAGCATTAATTGTCACAATACAACTTGTCATACCTTCTCTTTTGATTGTTTCAATTTTAGTAGAAATAATACTTTTAATTACGCCTGTGACATTATTTACAAAATCTTTTGTCATATCACAATTAGGACCATCACAAGTTTGATATTCAATGATTTCTACAATTTCACCGACTTTATTCAAAATAGCGGCCTCTTTAGCCTTCTCTTCTGCTAAAGTGCAAGCAAGAGTTTCAGGTGTATTAGGGCCGTAATTATACTCTCCTATGCCTATAACTGGTTCAGCAAACACGGTTGAAGCAAAAAGAGAAAGTGCTAAAAGAGTTTTTTTCATTAGGCAACCTCTGTAGATTTTTCTTCGGTTTTATACTCAGCTGGCTGAGCTTTTAAATCTTTGAGAGTCTTTACTTGATTAGACACTTTTGGTCTAAACATTTTAGGTTTCGACACAATACCATCCCTAAATTTATAGGTTGAATTAGACGTACCGGCAATCATAAGACCTTGTCTAACAAGAGCTTGGCGGACACCTTCAACAACACCTCTACCGGCAGAGCGTTGGTTATCCCAATTATGTATACGATACGCAACTACTTTGCGTTTTGTTTCTGGTGTATCACCACGAACACTTGACACAATACCACCTACATTCACTTTAATGTGCCAAATGTAAGTTGATAGTCTATACATATGAATTTCATTAGCGAGAGAATTTTCAATCTCTTCAACAGAAAGTTCAACATAACCAAATGGTGCTGAAGTTCTTAACTTAGCTTTTTGTTCAAATAGAACTAGAAGCTTTTGATAAGGTTTGAATTTTAAGTTTTTCATGTAAATCTCCATAAATTTAATTTATAATACCATTATACGGGTAAAGTGCCGAATAGTCAAGCATTATCTCCTCATGTTTGCCTGATCTTTGGCTTCTTCATCAGTAAATATAGGCACAGCGTTGCTTTTATGCAACGTACCAATACCTTTCATATTACTACCAGTATAAACTTGATTGTCTTTTTTAAGAGCCACACCTGCACCTGAATTGAGGGAAGGTGGTCTATAAGTCTGCCTAGGAGGGCAAACTGATGTATCAATGGGTGATTTTGTAGATACTAACTTAATCTTCTTTTGTTTGTTTTTTAAAAGCATTTTTCGGGTTGATTTTGACCATCTGTAACCTGTGTTTATTGTACCCATTAAAACTCCCAAATTGGTAGCGGCGGCAGGATTTGCACCTGCGATCTCTTGGTTATGAGCCAAGTGAGTTGCTACTTCTCCACACCGCAAATTCATAATAAAAAATAAAATGTTTGTTGAAGGCTCACCAAGACTAAGAATGTTGAGCCTCACGCAATCCCGCCCAACTGTAAATTCAACTTGTATTACTACTTCAACAAACAAAAAAAGGTTTCGTAGTTAGGTATTGTCTTGGCCTCTTAAGAAGGAGATTTTTCGTCCTCCGCCGACAACTTTTTATCTCAAACAGTTGTTACTAACACTATCTTGACAAGCTGGACAAAGTAGAAGCTTTATTATCAAGTAGGTCGTCCTTTTTCCACCTATCTACCATTTCGATTTATCTGACTTGATATGCTTGATTTAAGACTTATAATCTTTTAGAACTATCTCAACTGTTAATACTATTCTATCACCCGGTTGCCCAATTGTCAACAGCTAATTTATGTTGTATTTTTGCAACATTACCCTTTGAGGAGGGTCTGATTTGATTCAATTATTTGACCATTTTCGTCAAATTTCATTTTTTGTAATTCTTGGAGTTCGTGTTCTAAGGCATTAACACCAGACCTAGATGTTGCAATCTGACCATAAATCTCCTGTATTCTTTGATTGGCCTGTGTTTTATTGGATACCGTACTCATTCTTTTCCTCTCTTTCTAATCTGTATGTGGATTTATCGTGATGTTTTACTTTATCATGTTTTGGTGGTCTGTTGGTTTTTTTAAATTTTGTGTGTTTTGATTTTAAGATTTTCCTACCTTCTTGCATCTTTACTCCTAAAAAAAATGTTCTAATGAATTATCTGATTTGTATTTTGAAATATTTTTAGTATTAAATTTTAAATCATCATAATTTAATTTAAATGGTATTTTTGTTGTTCGTATATACTTCTCCTCTCCTGGTTTTTTAATTTTCCATGATAAGTTGTTATCTTTTGGATAACTTTGATTCCAAGATTCTGTGCTTGTTTTAAGTAATTTTTTCCACTTTTTATTTGTTGGTAGAATATATCTAAATTGTTTACCTTTTACTCTCGATAATCCAAGTTTCTCTCTCTTATCAAAATCTGGCCTACTACCATAAGCTAAACCATCTTTCTTCTCTTGTATTGTTCGTGGATGTATTTTCTCACCAGACTTTGTAACGTAAGTATCAGTCCAAGAATACCCACCATAAAACATATTAAATGCTTGATAGACATAACCAACTTTACCAACTAAACCATCAGCCCATGTAAATAAGAATTTTAAATCTGGTCGTTTCTCTTTTAGCCATGAAAAGGCACATGATAACATTTGTGTTTCAGAGTTTCTTGGCATACTATCGTCCATACACATTTTACCAATCTCAAGATAGTCTTGCGTATCAAGTTCTGGGAATAATTTTTGTATTGTATGTTTTGGTCTTGTACCCCAACCAAAAGTAATTACACCAACAAGTTCATCTTCTACAAAATAACCACAAAAATATTTTGTAAGTCTAGGCATCACCGGTGAGTAATGTCTTTCTGATACAAAATTCATGGCATTGATCTTGTGTATTTCTTTAATCATAATATATTATCAATAACTCCATAAGACTTAGCTTGTTCTGATGTTAAATAAAAATCTGTTGGACTTAAAAATTTTTTAAGAAGTGCTTTATCTAAACCAGCATTTGTTAATATATTATTTGTTCTGTGAGTAAGACTATCATTCTCTTTTACCCATGCTTTAGTTTCATGGTGTTTTGTTGAATCTAGGGCGGCCGAAAATTGATGACACATGAGGGAAGAATTTTTTCCTGCGTATCTTTTACCATTAGTACCGGATATCAATATGTAAAAAGCAGCTGACATTGATGAACCTACAGATACAGTTTTGAAATCGTGTATTGAAGATTGCATCAAGTCAATAACACCAAAGGCATCAACTAAAGTGCCACCATCGGAATTGATATAAAGTGTGAGTTCTTTTTTTGTTGTTTCAAGATTATGATACAATATCCATCTTATGATTTTTTCCATTGAATCAGTTGTAACATCACCTGATAAAAAGTGTATGTTCTTATCAAAGAATTTATTATCAATTTTTTCATCTATGTTCATTTCTTGTATACCATGAATAAGCCGTTTCCAATATATCAGATATATCATACTTTGGTTTGAAATCTAAAAGACTTTTTGCTGACTCTATATCGGCAACAAGTCTTGATGGGTCTCCTTGCCTTCTAGGACCAAATTTATATTGTATATCTATTCCTAATTTATCTTTAGCAAGATTAACTATCTCTAAGTTGGAATATCCTACACCAGTTCCTAGATTAAGTGTGGCAGATTGGTTTGATTTCCAGGTATTTAAATAATTCATAGCCGATAAATGAGCCTCGGCAACATCTGATACATGAACATAATCACGAATACAAGTGCCATCTTTTGTTTGATAATCATTACCATTTATTACGAAGTTATTTAGATTCTCAAAAAGTAATGGTATCATATGAGTTTCTGGTTGATGATCTTCACCCATCTCACCATCTGGGTCTGCACCAGCTAAATTAAAGAATCGAAAGATTGTATTGTTAATACCAGAATCACGAATCGCAGTTTCAGCTGCTATTTTAGAGTTTGCATATGGATTATTATATGAGATTGAGTCATTTTCGGTCAATAAATTTTCTTTTGGTTTATAAACACCTGCACTTGATGAATAGACTATGTTAGGTACATTATATTCTTTCATCATATCAATTAAATGTAATGTGGCTATAACATTGTCTTTCCAAAAATGTATTGGATAATTCCAAGACATACCAACTTCAATGCGACCTGCTAAGTGAAATACGGTGTTAATATCTTCTGTAAAAAATTGATAAAGTGATTTAGGAAATTCAGCAATATCAGATTGTAATTCTTTGTGATAATATTTACAATTTGCTTTTACTCTATCTACACAATAAACCTCATGCCCTGCTTTATATAAAGTTTTAGCAAGATGTTTACCAAGATAACCTGCACCGCCTGTAACTAATACTTTTTTCACGAATCTCTTAAAGATGTAATTGGTTTTTTAACTGGCCACCAAATATTGTGAGCCTCTTCATCATTCCAACGAATTGTAAATTGATTTGAATAATTATGATATGAGTCTAATTTATAACTAAACACAGCATGGTCGGACATTACAACATGACCATTACCAAATTTTGGTGGTATTAGAACCTGTTTTCTATTTTTATCTGATAGTGTGACAGAGGTCCATTGTTTGTATTGTGTAGAGTCTGGATCATTGTTTAGAATAACAAGGTAAATAGTACCATATAAACATGAAACAAGTTTAGTAGTACAATCATCACCATGAATACCACGCAAAACGTGTTTTCTTGATGAGCTTATACTATCAACAACCCAATCCTTTCTTGCTATACTATCTTCATATACTTTTTTATTCCAAGACTCTATATTATGACCTCTAAAATCTTCATATATGAGTGGAGGTGTAAGTACAAAAACATTATTTAATTCTGTGAAATCAATTTGCATATTATTTTTAAATTTCCATAACGACATTAAGATTACTCTATGATTGATATTCCTGGTGCAACTCTAGCTAGAGTTGTGGTTTCTTCTTTCCATGGAAAATGTATCGTATCATACTTTTCTTTTTGTTTTTTATTACCTTTTATGAAAAAGTCTTTATTAACAGAATTTGGATTTGAATCTCCTTTACCAGTATTATTATCTAAACGATAACATAATGTATGTTTGTTAGTACACTCAAAGTTAGGAAAGTTTGATTTCAGGTTGTGGAAAAATTGTCTATCTGCACCCCATTGTCCATACCAAGTGTGACCAATATGAGTAGCAACATCACGGTTAATAATAAAAGATGAGGTATCAATGTGATGTGTTTTATCGTTAAAATATACAGGCCAGATGCCAAGTGATTCACAGTTATCTTCACATATGAAATTGCCTTTTTGATCATAGATTTTGCGTAATGAATAAGCCCATTGATTTCCATTTTTTAATTTCTCCACTAATTTTTTAACGTGATCTGGTTCAAACCAATTATCTTCATCAAGATAACATATTGCATCAGCATTTACAAGAAAAGAACAAGCTGCATATACTCTATGCCCATACCAACCTTTACCAATATTTTCTTCTAATGTAACTGTTTTAATAGGTACATTCTTATCTTCAAATGGTTTTAAAGTTCCTGAGCCAGTTTTTAGGTCTAGTTGATTTCTAACATCACACCCATATTCTTCACCATCTATAAAAACATAATGTACTATATCTTTATATGATTGATTTTGAACAGAGAGTAAACATTGTGTTAAAGTTTCCTGACCTATTGATGGTGTAACTATAGCTACTTTCATAATCTAACATTCTCCACTAATTCTGTTGAATTCCATTTATTCAGAAATTTCTCTACTATTCTTGATGATGAATTTTTTTTATCATCACC